GTGTCCTTTCCACCTATTAGCAATAGACATCAACCCACCTTCACTAGCCATCCGTCTGCTTCCGGGAAGTACTCCACTACCAACAATAGCATTCCTAATATTCATAGGAGATATATTAGATTGTGGCTTTGCCAAGTTCCTCAAGGCTGCTCCACGCTGTTGCATGGCATTAAGGGCTGTAATCTGCTGCTCCTGATTTCTAGTTGCATCAACAACAGGAGGAGACTGCTCTGGCCTTGGCCTTGGTGTTGTACCATATCCTCCAACATTTCCCATAGTAAATTGTGGACCGGGTTGCCCACCACCTTGTAAACTAACTAGACCACCCTTATTCTTAAATCCTCCCATCATTCCATATAAGGCCGCACCCTGTCCCGCTCCACCAATTAATGTCTGAGCAAAGGACGGTGTAGGTACAGTCTGTGTGGCAAATCTCTGTTGTGTAGCTTGAAGCGGGAAACCACGAATAAGTGATGCATACCTTTGCAGAGCAGCTTGTGGAAATGCTCTTTCCTGTTCAAACTCACGTTGAGCTATATCCAATGCTTGCTGACTTCTTTGCTGTTGTGTCTCACCTATACCAGCCAGACCGGAGATATCTGATCGTGCTCTTGCACCTGTCGCATCACCTAATGCGGCAAACTGTCTACCACCTGTCATCTCCCTTGCTCGTTGCTGTTCAGCAGCCTGTTGTGCTTGCTGGAACGATGCAGATAATCCTCGTGCCTGTATATCACCTAGTCTTTCTGCAAGATCCTGTCCAGCCTGAGCCTCAACAAAGGCCGGACGAGTCCCTCCAAGGAATCCCTGTCCTGCTACAGCCTTTGCTGCTCTTTGTTGTCTTGCCAGATCTTCATCTGAACGAGCTTCTCTCTTTGCAATATCTACTACGTTCTGAAGGAACGGGTCCATCCTTCGACCAATATCTTCTGCTCCTATTTCAGCAGTTCCAAGTGCAGTTGCGGCCAATGCAGGTTGATAGTATGTACCTGCTCGTGCCAAAGGTGTACCAGCAAGGCCAGTAAATTGCTCTCTACCAGCAGCAAAAGCTGCTTGTTGTTCAGGAGTAAATTGGGCAAGTTGTGGACCGGGAAAAGTTTGGAATCCTTCTGCTTGCTCACGTTGAAATTCAGTCTGTCCTTCAGTTAGAATATCTTTAATAAATGGTTTTAATTCTGTTGGAAACTCAGATGTCTGTGTAACTGATTGCTGTGCTGGAGGAGCAGGAGGAGGAGAACCACCACCACCTTTATATTCTCTAAGATTAGTGATATCATTAAGAGTTCCTGATCCACCAAGAGATTTCAATAGAGATGCTTCAAATGTATTTACATGAGCAAGCTCAGTATCTCCTTCTATGCCATATCCTGCAAGTTCATTGTACAATTCCTTGAACAATGTAACCTTTTCAGGCATATCTAAATTTGAAATATATTCTCTTGTATCACTCATTTTCTAATTCCTTTACTAAAACAGTATAGTATTTTTTATATCCTTTACTTTGCAAAGCTCTTGTCCAACCATCTCGTCCAGCAGTTTCTATATGACTTATATTATTTTCCTTACAAAACTTTTCAACAGGCTCGCTCCAACTATCCATCCACTTCTTTAATGTATTCTTCTTTGTTCCCCATAGATGTCCTCTCAAATGTTTTTGATTTGGATATATATAAATTTCTGTTGTAAATGCTCCAATAATTTCTCTCTCTTCTTCATCCACTATAACCCAAAGTTGTTGCTTTTCTTTCTTTAACCATTCTTTTATATCTTCTAAACTAATTTCTCCTATTGTACGTTCAATAGCTTTGTCTAAAAGAGGACTAACATAAGGCCATAAAACATCTATATATTGAGGCTCTGCTTTATATACAATCATCTAGGATAAACTTGAAAGCTCCCTTCCTGCATTTAATTGTCTTTGTTGTTTATTAGTACCATGAGCTTTCTTTCTCATTAGTTGATTAAACTTATCCAATGATTTAGCACCAGCAGTACTACTACCATTACCTAGCATAGATACTACATCGGCAGGTACAACATATTCATCTGAACTAAGTAAAGCGACATCAGGAGTATTTGGAATATCCTTTGGAGTCTGGGGTCTTACATTAAAGGCTACCTTATCTGCCATGCCATCTCCCTGTCCTTGTACTCGTCCTTCAAATACACCACCAGTAGCTAGTTTAGTAAGCCCACCTTCTTTGGCTGGTTGAAACCATGTATCTATTCCAGTTCCAGAGGGACCTGTATATGCCGCCGTAATTTGTTCTTCAGTTAATGGCGAAATAGGTTTTAGTGGTGCTTTAGGATCTCCTGCTTCAAATGATTGTATTGGTTTAAGTCCTTCTAATTCCTGTTGTTCTCCCGATCTTGAAACTAACTCAGATGCTGCTAACGCACCTAATCCTGTAATACCAGCTTTTTCGTACCATTCTCTATCCTTCCACCAATCTTTTAAACCACCAAAGAAAGTTTTATCAGTAGCAGGAGCTTTAGTTTTTGCTGCATCTATAGCCGCTTGTCTTGCTGCGTCACTGGTATATCCCTGTGTAACAGGATGTGCAATTTGTTTTGCTGGTGCAACAATAGGAGGTCTTACATATGCTTTACCAGTAGGTGCATATGGAGCACCACGAAAACCGGGAGCATGTGTAACAGGATCTGCTGTTTGTGCTGGAAGTCCAAGAAAAGATCCACCCCTTCCAGTAGATGGTATTATATTAGCAGGTTGATTTACAGATGCTGCTGCTTGTTGAAAAGACCCTATTGGAGATGGTGCTCCAGAAACAAGTTGACCACTAGGAAGTTTTAATGGTGCTACGGCTGTTGATGTAACTGTTTCAGGTACAACTGGTCCTCCTATAGTTGCCATATCTGTCGGACCTAAAACACCTTCTTCTATAAGATCAGCACCAGTATCTGCTCCACCAAATAATCCTCCACTTATACCACCCATAGCAGCACCCATCAATATATCTCTTAATGGATTTTCGCCTCCCATGAATAAACTTTTTAATCCACCCATTCCGCCACCAACTAACATTCCCTGTCCAATTGGTCCTAATGCTCCCCACATTCCACTTAAACCAGCCATTATTCCAGTACCAACAGCAGCAGTACCAACAGCAGCAGCAGTACCTCCACCAATAACAGCAGGTATAGCAGCGGCAAGCGGTAGCATAGCTTCTGGTAAACCAGTTTCAGGATTTTTAGTTATAGGTCGTAACGAAGAAAGTCCACGTACTTCAGAAGGAGAAACATGCATAAGCATACTATCTCCCATTCGCCCTGCCTTCGCAACATCCTGTGCCTGTGCAGATAAATTAGGTTGTCCTCCACCTTCCAATGGAGTATTTCTAAATCGTCTAGAATATCTTGGATCAGTAGCTTTAGCAAGTTTATTCGTAGCTGTACTCTCTAAATCTTTAAGTGCAGAAAGTCTTGATAAAGAATCCGGCATAACAGCTTTAGAACCAATCTTATCTTGTAAAGCTTGTAATTGTTCTACATTAAGAGCCATTCCGCATTCTCCGTGGATTTGCATAATTAGATTGTGGTAATGTATTATTAGCAATAAATGTATTCTGTTGGTTTGGATGATAATACATTGGGTTATCAAGATTTGTCATAGGCTTAACAAGCGTCTGTACAGTAGCCGACTTTAAATAAATAGGCGTACCAAATATTCCCTGATTCATATTAGAAATAAGATTACCATTCATTACATAATTTTTATATTCGTCATTAGTCATCAGTTTAAATCTTCCCATGCTTGTGTTCCTGCCGTACTTACATATCCTTTGAACTTACCACTACTTACTGAATAAGCTATATCTCCCTTATCGGGATCTTTAATATTAGTTACTGTAACAACAGCATAAATATTTGAAGTAGGCTTTGCCTCCTGTACTAGATCTCGTGTATCCAGTTCATTAACCAAAGCAGCACTCCATTGCCTGATACGACCATAAATATAGTCTGCTCCCTTTTTAACATCATCAGGGAATATTAATGGAAAATCAGGATAACGTGCCATTATCTCATTCCATCCTGTTGCATTGCCATACGAACAGTTCCCCATTGCCACTTCGTACCAGCCGAATCACAGGATACTCTTACTCTCCCTTGCCTTCCTCGTGCTCTTAAATCAACTTTACTTGTATTCTTCGTTATTGAAAATGGTCCTTTCTCCACCAGATCAGAATCTGGCTGATCAGGAAAATCCTTAGTTTTAATTGAAAATTTAATAGTTCCATCATTCATAGTAAGATCAGGTACAATACGATCAATAAACATTAACTCATTACCATCCTGTATATCAAAATCTGCTGACTCCAAGAAAGAAACTAATGCTTCTCCATTGGCAGTAAAGATACCTTCTGGTTCATTATTATATAAATTATTACCAGCAACCGTAACTCCGGTTGTAATTGTATTATCAAAAATTTTCTTATCTGCAAAGGTAGTAAAGATACCACTACCATAGGTCCAGTAGTTTTCATCTGGACTCCATATTACATATGAATCACATTCCGTACCATCTGTAGATGGATATAACCATACCACTTCCTTAAATTCTGAATTAATACCTGCAAATATTTTATCCTTGGCAGTAAGATTTAATCTATCAAATATATATCGTCTTACTGTACAATCCAAAGTTCTTACCTGTCCATCAAAGACATAGAAATTATCAAAGCCCATCCATATTGTACGTCCATCATAATCTACAGCAGCATGTGGTGCTATCAATCCACAGTTAGATCCCATCTGTGTAAACTTAAATGTAAAGGGTGGACCAACAAATGTCTGTAACCAGAGTGCATTATCCGTCCAAATATTAACAGCATTTCTGGAACGTACTCCACCAATAACTGCCGTACCATCTGCAAGTTGTACTTCTCCTGATGTGGAACTAACGGAAGGAACCCAATTTGTATAGTCCTCTTGATCAGCCCATCGTACTGTAAGTGGACTGAAAGTACCACTTGGATCAGCCGTTGTATTAAATGTATTAGCACCAAGAGCTATAAGATGTCTATCATTTGGAGACACCAATATAGAATCTACTGTAGTAGGTGTAGAGTTAGTTGCTCCTGAAACTTTTACAGCTCGTACTGGAGAAGTAGATGCATCTGTATCAAAAAAATATATTGTTCCTTTTCTTCTATTAGCTATAACATCTTCTCCCCAATTATCCAGACTCCATTGTGTAATTTCACTGGCAAAATGAGTTGCACCAGCAGAAGTAGGTTCACTATATCCTCTTGCTCCTGCTGTACTTGTACCAGCATTCCAATCAGCAGCACCATATCCAAGACCGGGAGTAGAATTAGACACTCCCGTAAAGATTGGATAATGTACCGTTGCCTGACCTGAACTGGATTGAGCAGCACTAGCTGTAGTAGCTACATCAATGGCAAAAGAATTAGAACCTATAACACTTACTTGAAAAACACTTGTACCTAATATTATATTACCACCAATTGTCACACCACCACTTGGTCCTGATACACTAGTAAAAAATACATAATCTCCTGTGGCTCTACCATGTCCAGTGGCAGTAACCGTTACTGTAGTGGCAGATAAAGCTACGGTAAAAGCATTATTAATAGTTACAGATGTAGATACAGGAGTTATATCAGTTATCGTATCACCATTATGTTCATATAACTTTTGAGGTGTACCAAACATTGCCCGTTTAAACTGATCATTATCTCTCCATGTAATTAAATCACGAGCAGCTCCATCAAATGTAGCTGATACTTTAGTTTCATAACCACGTAAGTTCTCTGGTTTACCTGCTCTGAATCTTACACGATCAGTATCATACCAAGCACCCTCTTCAGCATACTGAGTAGTCTCCCGACGAATACCGGGAGTAAAATTTAACTTAATAAGTTTAGAATTAGAAGAGGACATACTTATCTATCAAAATCTAGTAATACTGCTGCATCAATAGTTGTGGCACTTCTTGCACTAAATACTAACATATCTACATCACTAGCTCCTGTACTTAAAGTTGGAACCGTGGCTGATACAAATTGCCATGCCGTATTATAACTTAATGTACGACTACCTGTACCATCCTGTATTAAATATATATTACCTCCCTGTCCTACAGTACAATTTGCAGGAGCTTTTAAAGTTCGATTTCCTGCCAGTGTAACTAGGAAGTTATTTCCCAAGGCAAAGTTCACACTAATACAGGCAGCATCAGTTACCGTAACAATTGGATTATAAGCTCTTGCATTTCCTCCAATAATAAAATTACCGGGAGTACTGGCAGAAGCACCAACAATATATTTAGTTCCTGTTAATGAAACATTAACGGAAGCAGATACTCTTAAATATCTTATATCAGCCAGAGATGTATCAGGAACATTGGTAGTGCATACTCCTATATCTGCACTGGCTGCTGTACCAAGATTAAGTCCTTTTGGATTTAAAGAATGTACAGAAGTACCATCACAAATAACTAATCCTACAGATCCAAAAGGAATATCATATCCTTGACCACTGGCAGTCTTCATCTTAATAATATCTGAAGCTGTAGTATTGGCAGATACCTTATTATTAATTACATAACTCTTGGAGTTGGCAGGGATAATTAAGGAGATAGTATTAGCAACTCCACCCACTGATCCTTTTAATTCAAGAAAAGCAGAACGTGGTACATCTGTTGCACCTTCTGCTGCTGATAATGTTACTGTAGCTGCTGAACCAATTGATACAGTTGTATAGGAAGCAATTGCATCATCAACCAGACTGATAACCTGATTATTTAAAACTGTTCCCCACGTATTGGGATTATCTCCATCCCCCTGTTTGGTCAGTCTTATTCTACTAGTATATGTTGATGCCATTATCTACTCCTACTTGAAATATGGATTCTTATCATAAGGAACACTCATCTCTCCTCCGACAAGTCCACATGTTACATTATCTGGAAAGGATATCATCAATAACCATCTTCCAGTAGTTTGATTTAAAAATAATTCTATAAGTTTGCTATCATGATCTAAGCCCCACCAAACCTTATCTGTGTTTACTCTCTCTTTTAAATCCTGATATACATAATCACTATTAGAACATGTCATATTTTTTTGAAATGGACGTGAAAAAATATTTGCTTGTTTTCCAATAATTCCATCATCTATCTGAGCATCAGTATTAGCCAGAACTGGATCATTAACATCAGCTAAAAATATAAATAAAAGTGTTGTAAAAATAATTAAAAATATAGTAATTAATAAAGTTCTCATGATCCTCTTTCATATTGTTTTACATCAGTATAATTAGGCCACGTATAATATTCTCCACTGTCACTATAGATTTTCCCATATACTGTTTTAAAATCGTCAAGATTATTACAATTATCTATGGCAGTACAAATAGTATTACAATGACCACGAACATCAGCAACATACTTAACTACTGCATCAGGTATTGTTTTACTATTATCATATACATATCGTTGTACTAACCAATTAAAAAGTTCTATTTTCTCATATGATGTTTGTTTACACTTTGTTGAATGATAAGGTTTTAGTACAGATAAATGTTTTTCCGTTATGGAAAATTCCTCATTAACTGTTTTTTTATCTGCATCATATGAATAAGAAGAAGTACCTACATTATAAAAAGCAGCATCAGGACGATCCTTCTTATTTATATCATAGATATTAATTCGTTTCTTTTCCTCTGTAGTATAAAGAGTAAACATATTAGATGGATATCGTACCTCATCCAATATAATACATTTTGGAGTACTATAAGTTTCTTGTACTTTACCATCTTTAACTAAAGCCCACATATTAAACTCCTTTAATCTTTCCCTAATTCTGAAAAATCTTTTCCAATAAATTCTTTAAACATATCTCCTTTGATATATATAAGAAGATCTCCACCTATTCTTTTAGCACAGTGTAGTTCAACAAGAAGATTCCCATCTAAAAAATTCTGGAATAAATAAGAAGATATAATAGCATATGAATCATGAAAAGGAGATTGAAGAACTCTTACATTTACTATATCAGAATCTTCCTGATTGACTCGTTTTAAAAATATATCTATTTCTTCTTCATTTAATTCCTTATAAATAGCATTATACTCATGTTGATAAAAACCTATTAATGAATCACGTTGCTCACCATTTTCACCACACGAAGTATTACGAAGACCTCGTTCATGTTCTTGCACAGAGACATCATTAGCCATTACGTCTACTGAGAACAGTCCTAAAAATAAACCTAAAACTAATTTTTTTATCATGGTATACCTGTTGCATCTTCAAATTTTTGACGTACACTTTTTGCTTCTTTCCACATAACTAAGTCGTGAGCATACTTATCTAATATAGTGGATTCATGTTTCATGGCTGCTCTTTCTATCAGAGTTTTAGCCGTACCTTGAAATCCATTTCCCTTACTATTATTATGATGGAAACCGGGATTATCAATTCCAAGATGATTCCAAATTTGATTAAAGTTTTCAAACTGTACTATTTTAATACCGGGAAATCTGTTGAAAGATAAATATTGTGGTGCCATAAAGTCTTCAGTTGCCTCCATAAGCCATAAAAAATCATTATCCAATATACGTTGAAACATTTTAACTTGATAAGGATTAGGCCAATCCTTGTGAGCTGCCCATTCTTGTGCCATTGAACTAGCTAACTTTGAAATCGGATGTCGTATCAAACCATAAATCTGACAAGTCTCAGGAGCTTTGGTTACTTCAATAATTTCCCATCCATTCTTACGAGCCAAGGCTGCATACATAGTCATCGAACCTACTTTATGGGTTGCAAGAAAGGCTTTCGTTTTATCAGAATTTATCTGAAGTTGACCATGACCATTAGTTATTTCACTTCCCATTTATTAGCCTCTCTATTAAAAACAAGAGGACCAATCCAACTTAGTGTTTCTTCATCCCATTCATATTTATCATGCTGCTTACCATCTAACTCTGCTACATATACGTAAGTCATCGGGAACGGAATGGGAGGCTCCCATCTGCAAGTTTCTTCATTTAATATAAAACTATCAAAAGGTTTTGATGCAATAAAAGCATCTCGATTAGGATCATATCTATGACCGGCACCTGCATAATTTTTTCTTATAGATCCATTATAACTTGTTTGAATCCAAATTCCTCCATTGAAAAAATTTTCACACCATTCAATACCTTCTTGTTCATATTTATCGTCTATAACAACTACACGTAACACAATATTATTTTTATCTAATTCTGCAAAATGTGCCATAGTATTTCCTATTGAAATTGATATCTGATAATAACAATGCCAGAACCACCAGCACCACCTGTTGCAGTTCCATTTCCGTGAGCACCAGCTCCACCACCTGTATTTGCAGTTCCATTCGTACCATTACCGTTGTGTGCTGCTACACCAATACCACCACCACCTGAACCGGCAGTACCTCGTGTTGAAGCATGACCATTAAAGCCACCACCACCACCTCCACCACCTCTTGTAACTGCACTGCCAGTTATAGAGTTTGACGTTCCATTACCACCATTACCACCATCAAAGTTTCCCGTCTTGTCATCTCCAGCAACACCTGCACCTCCACCTCCACCACCACCACCAGCAACACTAGCACAATCTCCTCCATCATTACCATAAGTACCACCAGATCCACCACTATGGTTAGTTCCGGCACCTCCACCAGAGGAATTTCCGTTAGAGCCTCCGTCAGCACCACCATACTGGCCGTGAGCACCATAACCACCACCGTTACTAGTTATAGAGGAGAAAACAGAATTTGAACCATTACTGCCATTCGTTGCTGTGGTAGTACTCCCACCAGCACCACCTCCACCAACTGTAATTGAATATGCTTGTTCAGCCACCGTGAAACCAGTAGCAGCTCTAAAACCACCTGCACCACCACCACCAGAGGCAGCACCGGCACCTCCTCCGATAACTAGATACTGAACCTGATCTCCAGCTCCACCTGATGCTCCAATTTCTGTAATTGTAAATGTACCACTTGAAGTAAACGAATGAACTTTATAATCACCATCGGTAGTTATAGTACCACCAGTGGCCGTCATAAATTCTGCTCCACCAGCACCAGCAACACCCATTAGTAAATGATTTTGAAAAACACCCATTAGCCATACTCCAATGATAGAATTGCCTGTATATTTCCTCCCACTCCATCTGAAGAAGCAGAAACTATAATATAATCTAATCTATCTACAGCTCCATTTGATGTAGACATAGTAGGATCTTCCCCTGCTGGAAATTTCCAATCGGCATTATATGCCATTGTACCACTTCCACCCTGTTGTACTAAGAAAACACTCCCTGTTTGTCCAGTTCTACATCCTGTAGGTTTGGCAAGTGTATGTGCTGCCGTTACAGATGTAAAGAAATTCTGTGCTGTACCAAAAGAAAGAGATACAGAAGTTACACCATTGATAGCTGTAGCACAAACAACGGCTGCTGCACTCATTGTAAGTTGAAGTTGTCCTTCCAGACTGCAATTACCAGATACTCTAACTGTACCAAGGAATCCTGAATTTCCTGTTATTGTAGCTGTACTAAGTAAATTAGTAGCACCACCAACACTTAGTGCACCAGCTATACTTACAGCACCACCAACTGTAGCTGTACCTCCAACTGCTAAATTACCTACAAGTATTGTATTACCACTTACACAAACATCGTCGTCAAACTCTGCTTTACCTACAATAGTAACTGTACTAAGGAAATTAGCTGCACCTCCTACACTTAATGCACCAGCTATACTTACAGCACCTCCAATTGTAGTTGTACCTCCAACTGCTAAATTACCAACTAATATAGTATTACCACTTACACATACATCATCATCAAACTCTGCTTTACCTACAATAGTTACTGTACTAAGGAAATTAGCCGCACCTCCAACACTAAGAGCACCAGCTAAACTTACAGCACCTCCTATAGTGGTAGTCCCACCTACGGTTAAATTACCTACAAGTATAGAGTTTCCTGATACACAAACGTCATCATCAAATTCAGCTTTAGCTGCAAATGTAGCTATACCTCCTACACCTAATGTGCCAGTAAGGGTTGTATTACCTGCTATGGTAACAGTACTCGCAAAATGAGCAGCTCCTCCTACACTAAGAGTACTGGCAAGACTTACAGCACCTGCAATTGTAGTAGTACCTCCAACTGCTAGATTACCTACAAGTACCGTATTACCAGAGACACATACATCGTCGTCAAACTCTGCTTTACCTACGGCTGTAAATGTACCACCAACTCCAAGATTGGCAGTAAGAGTTGTATTGCCAACTATAGTTGCTGTACCACCTACATAAAGAGTACCACCTATTGTAGCATTATTAACAGATATATTTCCTGTAATATCAACAGGAACATTAGTAAGATTAGCACCATCCCCATAAAATGCAGAGGCACAAACCTTTGCATTTGCAGCCTGTACATTAGCTCCAGCTATAGTTACGGTACTTGCAAAATTAGCTGCACCTCCTACACTCAATGTGCTGGCAAGACTTACTGCACCTGTAATGGTAGTAGTACCACCCACAGCTAAGTTACCTACAAGTACTGTATTACCAGAGACACAAACAGCATCATCAAACTCTGCCTTGGCAGCAAAGGTTGCAATACCTCCAACACCTAATGTACCAGTGAGGGTCGTATTACCTGCTATGGTAACTGTACTTGCAAAGTGTGCTGCACCACCAACACTTAATGTACTGGCTAAACTTACAGCACCTGCAATTGTTGTAGTACCACCTACGGTTAAATTACCTACGAGTACTGTATTACCAGAAACACATACGTCATCATCAAATTCAGCTTTACCTACAACAGTTACCGTACTAAGGAAATTAGCAGCCCCTCCTACAGAAAGAGCACCAGCAATACTGGCAGCACCACCTACTGTTGCTGTACCTCCTACAGCCAGATTTCCAACTAGAACTGTATTTCCACTTACACAAACATCATCGTCAAATTCTGCTTTAGCAGCAAACGTAGCAATACCTGTTTGTGCCAATGTTCCACCAAGAGATACATTCCCTGCTACATCAAGAGTACTTGCTAGAGTTGCTGCTCCTGATACACGAACTGTACCAAGAAAACCAGCAGCTCCAGATACAGTGGCTGTACTTAGGAAATTAACAGCACCTGCTACAGAAAGAGTACCACCTATGGTAACATTACCAGTAACACGTAAAGCTGAAACAGAAACATTCCCTGTAGTTGGAACATTAGTAAGATTAGCACCATCTCCGTAGAAAGCAGAAGCACATACTCGTGCATTGGCTGCTTGAATATTTGTTCCAGCTATGGTAACTGTTCCTGCTATATTTACAGTTCCACCAAGAGATGCATTACCTACTACAGATAAAGCTCCTCCTACACCAAGAGAATCTCCCATTGTAACTACACCAGTTATACTGGCTGTACCTGTAACTTTAAGAGCATCTGATAAAGAAACTACACCACCTACATTTAAAGTACTGGCAAGACTAGTAGCTCCTACCACTGTTACGGTACCAAGTAAATTAGTAGCTCCACCTACAGAAAGAGCACCTGCAACACTTACAGCTCCTCCTATGGTAGTTGTTCCACCTATATTAACATTACCAGATACGGATACATTTGTTTTAAATGTACCAGTACCTGAAACTGTTACGGTACTTGCAAAAGTAGCTGCACCTGTTCCTTTAAATGTACCACTTACTGATACATTACCAGCAACATCCAGTGTACTTCCAAGACTTACAGCACCTGTAATGGTAGTGGTTCCACCTACAGCCAGATTACCTACGAGTATAGTATTTCCAGAGACACATACGTCATCGTCAAATTCTACCTTACTTACAAATTGTGATGTCCCACTTACATAGGCATTACCAACTACTGATATATTACCTACACAGACATTACCACCTATAGTTGATTCCACACCTGTAATATTAGAACCATCTCCATAGTAAGCACTTGCACATACCCTAGCATTTGTAGCTTGTAAGTTTGTACCACCTATTGTTACTGTACCACCAATACTTACATCACCAGCATTTCTTACAGAACCATCTACATCTAATTTTCCCGTTACTTGTATAGCATTCGTAGCAACCTTCATTGCTATATTTGTTGCATCTCCAGTTTGAAGATAAGTAAGAGTAGATGTAGCACCTGAATTGGCACTCACATTTAATTTTAGAATCTGTTTATATGTATCAGATATTTGTCGTCCAGTTAATGTACTCATATTGCTTGCCACCTTCTATCTTCTGCATCCCAATTATTTGAAGCAGCTTCCCAAGTAATCTGTCTACCACCAGTATCAGGACGAGGGTTACGTATTGTTGGGTCATCTCTTACATCAGGTACTTTATTCTGAGGATGATTCTTTAGATCATATTGACCATCAAAATCTTGTGGGCATACCAGCATCCCATAACTATTTAATTTCATTACTCTATGTGGATAAACAAATCCACATGTATCACACATTGCCAGAGCATTTTTATTACTTGCCATCAAATATAACCTAATTTTGGTCTAATAAATAGATTTGCTCTTTCTCTATCTTCTTCCATTGCCGTTTTTAATAGTTGTTCATAATTAGACTTTAACATTCCAATTCGATCAGGAGTAGTACCGGGAGTCTTCATGGAAAGATAATAAGATAGACCACAGGTAAGCGGTGGAAGAAATCTTTTAGGCATATCTGCATTCTGATCGGCAGATTTATTTACATCTTCCAGTTCTCTTATACCTTCAATATTTAAAATATCAGTTGAATTTTCAGGAATAGGCC